TTGCTTTTTGTGGTCTTTTGGCATAATGGCGTCCAGCTAATGAGTAAAATCGCGACAACGTAAAATAAAGAGTGTCGATAAAGTCTCATTATGATGAGCGGCATTAAATATGGTTAGATGATGCGGTTCAGGTAATCACACATAAAAAGCAAAACGGCTTAAATTTGCGATTTAAGCAGTTTATATAGATATTTGCTGTAATGACGTGATGACGATGTTAAAAGCGCGTGGTCAAGACGTTAAACGGGTGTTAAACGCTATCTAAGTTATAGACAAGGAGTGCATAAACAACAAGCACAAAAAAACCCACTGCAATGAGTGGGCTTGATACAGATTTAGGTTGGTTAGATGGCATTATCAATCCCACTCAATCCTCAAATAATTAGTGACATCGTTATTCACATTTTTATTATATGGCTTTGTCGTTTCGGTATAGTCTGCAACAAAAACCCCTTCAGCGACTAAAGCGCTAATAGCGTCTGATAATTCTTTATCAGGAAAACGCTTTAACCGACCTTTGGTTATGTCAAATCGCACTCGATTAGCTTGTTTACCTTCTTCTATTTTATCGCGAAAATAGCTTAACGCTTCATTATCCATAACGACACCTGATAATTATAAATATAAACGCATCATACATCACAGCTGCACTAAATCAATAATATTGAGCGTATCTGTCACTTTATCGACCGCTAGTGTCGCCTGATAGCGTTTACCCTTACTAATAAACAATGCTTGATACCCACCGTCGTCGAGCTTGATTAGCTCATCAGCGTTATTGAGCATATCGCGTGTGGTGTGTAGCAGCTCAATGACATCCTCTGCGCTGTTTTTAGCAGCGCGTGTCAGTGCAAGCAGCGTGTCTTCGCCCATCCAAGCGACGTACTTTTTGATATCCATCGTTTCTTGCAGCGTAGAGCTAAGCGTTGCCACTGCCCACTGGTGCGACTCTGTTGTATTGCGAGCGATACCAATCATCTCAGCAGCGCGACCATCACTAGCACGAGCAAATGCATTGATACGAGCGTCAAATGAGGGCGTCGATACATTGGGCGCAAACTTTTTAATCACCGGATTAAAGATAAGCTGCGACATATAATTATCGAGCTGAGCGGTTGCCGCTTCCTTTGCCTTAGCTTTATCGGCAGCTGGTACGGCTTTATTACCTTGTATCTTCTCGGCTTGTAGTAGACGAGCAGCAGTCAAGCGGTCATGATTGTGCGCAAAGCTTGGATCAAGTCCAGCAGGGACGCGCATCGTCTCACCTGTGCGTGGGTTTTCGACATCGACCATCTCCAGCTCAAACTCATCGCTGATGCCAGCGCGACGTGCTTGCCCCTTAGTCAGCTGCTTGACCCAGCACAGACAGCCATAACCATTTGGCGGCATAATCATCTGCCAGATTGGATCATCGACAGGACGTACCACGTTGTAATACTGTTTATGCTTATCGCGTTTTTTACCTGCGACAGATGGCATATATTGCAGGTACGGCAGACCGCGCTTGGTCTCTTGGATGCGCTGCCATTGTCCAGCCGCATAGCTTGCGTGTAGATTGGTGTGATAGATCGTACGCAGACGACGAGTCGAGCCAAGCTGTACTTTTTTGGCGTCACCCGTCAGCGGATCAACGACCAGCTCTTTACCCCACCAGCCTTTAGCCATCAAATACGGCTCCATGCGTTTTTTAAACACATCAAAGTCCGTCGAGTTGGACAGCGCATCAGTCAGTGCAGATTGCACGTCAGCCAGCATATCCTCGTCCATCATCTTAGCGACACTAAACGCCACAGCGTGCTCACGCGCAAGCACATCCATGTAATGATAACGCGGCATCAACGTCTTACCGTCAAAGCTTGCTAGCGCTTGGACGTTAGTCAGCTCATCAGGGTTCAAAAACTCCTTGGGTACTGGCATCAGTCAGTCACTCCATTGTCGTTTGCAAGCCCCTCGATATAACTGCCGACACACTGCGACATCAGATCATCTATCAGACCGCCATCTGGCAACGTCATCTCACTTAACCGTCGCTCAAACTCGCTATAGCTCTCGCAGCCATCCAGTACCGACAGCAGCGCCTCAACTTTAGGCTGCATGATAGCGCGGTCATGGTCGATATCATCATCTGTGGTCGGCTCAGTGATATTGTCTGGTAGACCATTGCTCAATTGCAATTGCAGTGCTTTGACTTGCTGCGACAGCTGTGCGATAGGTGCAGGCACAGCAGACTCAACCATCTCAAATTCAGACTCTTCGTAGCCGACATTGAGCAGGCGCTGCTTGGTCAGGCGTATCTGCCCAGTACTGGTATATTTGATATCGCGGTCAGCTTCTTCGATGTTAAAGGCTTTGACTTTTGGATATTCAAACCAAATGCCTTGCGGCGCTGTAATCGGTAAGCCCCATGCTTGATTGACGGTGATAATGGCATCGATGGCGTGCTGGATACCCTTCGTCATTAGTCCCAGATAGGACATGACGCGGTCTTGCCGTGCAACATCATCAGCCTCTTGCGCTGAGCGTGAGCCTGATGTCAGCTCACTGGTCTTGACACGTCCTAGCAGCAGCTTTTGAATGCGGCGGTTTGCCAAGCGCTCAAACAACTCAAACGCCTCGCCATTACCTGTTAATTGGTGCAGCTCAATCGAGTCATCTTTACCGATACCGGCAGCACCACCACCGATAAAACTAAATAGCTTGCTAGTAAATTCGCCAAGCGTCGTGCCAAAACCGCTGTCAGAGCCTTGTTTCCCAACCACATACGGCTGAGAGTAGCGAGCGATAAACTGCCCAGCGTATGCCCATTCACGTTTGCGCAGAGCAACCGCAGGATAGGCACGGACAATCATCATCTCACCAGCAGGACGCGCAGGCACAGCCTTGCTCGTCAGTACCAGGTACTTGATGTCTTGATTGATCGCGACACTCTCGTCCTCAGTTTTTAGCATTACCGAGCCATCACGCATCGGCGTATAATTGTCCAGCTCACCGTCTTTTGACAGTAGTCTATCGATACTTAAAAAACCGTCTGGCTCTTTTTTATACACATATTCGCCGACACAGTAGCCATTAAACATCGCTAGCACTGCGACGCTAGCAATATCGTTATACAGTCGTCTAAACATTCGATAGAGTCGATTGATTAAGTCCTCATCGACATCATCACCCCAGATACGCCATGCAGCAGCATTGATAGCGCCTTCGATATCAGCGCGACAACTAAGCACCTCATCGTCTGCCATGACTGCATCCAGTAGCTCTTGTCGGCTTTTACCGGTCTCTGTGAGCAATTGGTCAGCACTGACCGCATCCGCACCCTCTAGCGCACTATCGACGGCGATGAGTAGCGTCTTTTGGTCAACCTTTTGCTTTTTGGTTTTTGATCCAAACATGATTTATCCTTAGCTTAATTGTGATACAGGCTTGGCTGCGGCACTTCCCATGCAGCCATCGGCGTATTGCTCGCTTTGGCAAAACTGGTCGCAAGTTTCCAGACCATTTCCAATCCATCGGGCCCGTCATCGTTTTCGTGTTTTGGAAAGTGGGTAAAATGCGCAATCAGCGTTTTTTGTTTGTGGTGCAATAAAATAAGACCGTTTGCCATATGCGGCTGCAATGCAATAATGCGCAGCCCTTTATCACCATGTGGATGTACAGGGATAGCAGGCACATGAATGCCTTGCTGTGCTGAACGCTTAACCAGTTCAGTCCGTAAAAACTCTTGGAATGCTACCGACTCAACCGCCCAGCCCAATATTTGCGGATATTCTTTTTGATACTTGATGACGTCAGATATAATCTTGTCGGGTGTGCGGCGCTGGATGTCAGCAACGACGGTGTAAAGCTTGCCATTTAATCGATCATAACCACCAACGATGATTGCGGACGGGTCGCCTTTTTTGCGCGTCTTGCTTTTTTTACCAAGTGACGGATCAACAGCCGCAAAGTAAATAAGTCCAGCAGGTAACTCACGCCAGTAGTTGATAGAGTCGCTAAATGGCGAATCTTCACCCGCAGCAGGGTCGTTCTGTAGCTCGCTGTCAAAGTTGCCATGACCATCACGAGTACGGATAATCATAAGGGCAAGCAGTGGTCTTGCCGCCCAAGACACTTTGGCGCCCTTATCCATCTTGCGCTTGTTCTTAAGATAAAACGCCACAGCAGCGGCTTCGCCTTCATCGTGATAAATGGCCTCCCATTCATCCCACAGCTTCATGTTGTCTGGCCACTCAAGCAGCGCCTTAAACACCCGCGTTGTCCAACCTTTATTTTTCAATATGCGATTGAGCACGCTATCGTGATGCAGTATCGTACCGATATACACGACATCCATCTTTTCGCCAGCAGCAGCAAGCTTTAGAGGCGTGCGTAATAGCCACTTATACAGCTTGTCACGCTGCTCTGGGCTTTCGACGTTTTCATCGTTTTCTAGGTCATCGAGCAGCACAAGGTCTGGACGATACGCACCATAAACCCAACCACGCATCTTTTTACGTGCACCGGCACACTGTATCTTAATGCTGTTTGCCGTATGGATGGTGTAAGACTGCCAAATACGACCGGCACCATGCACCTTTGGAAAGTCGGTTTTGATGCGCGGATTGACTTCAAGTTCAGTCTTGATGGCTTGCAAAAACTCAGCAGACTGGTCAAGACTGTCACTGATAATGGCAATGTAGTTTTTCTGATTGGTGACGACGCAATACAAAGCAAACAGTCGCGTGACGATGGTTGATTTCGCCTCACCACGCGGCGCAGCCAATGCGTCAAGCTCTGAGCGCTCAGACGATAATATTTGCGGTAAGCGAGCAAACAGGTATTTATGCAAATAGGATTGGTCTGGGTTTCGCGTGTAGTGCGGAAAATAATGCGTCACAAAGTACTCAAAGCCCGTCACCTTGTCATTGACCTTGGCGACGCGCTCTTTGATGACAGCAGGATTATTGTCCCAGTCATTGCAATGCGCATCGATATCCGCTTGCAGCGCACGGGCAATATCCTTGAGACGATCAGCAAACTCTTTGTTTTTCATTTTATCTCGCACACGTCGTTAGCATAATGATAAATAACCAGAGACAAGCCCATGACAGCTTGCGACTGATAACCTCTAGGCGCTCAAGCAACTTGGTTTCAAAGTCGGTCACTTCAACTCCTTCTCAATCAATCGACCAAACGGCTCCAGCACACTCATAAACTCAATCAGCAGCTCAGGCTTATGCTCTTGGATATACTTAGCGAGCATCTCAAGCACTTGTAGCGCGATAGCGAGCTTGGAGGTTTCAGGCAGCAGCTTGCGACTCGATGCCACGGTTTTGTTGTACGCATCAGCAAGGCTCGTTAGCATCTCAACGCGTTGTCCTGGTCCGATATCATCAGCCGCTTTGATAGACTCCATCGTCGCCTTAAACTGAATAATAAAGTCGGTCAGGATTTGTCGTGATATATCTTCCAAGTCGCCACCTGCCATGCTGTGTGCGACCTTGACCTTATCCCAGTCATCACCCGCATCAGCCGCGACATTCTTCCAGCGCTGCGCTGTTGGATAGCTCACCTCGGTCATGACCGCAGCCATAGCTAGCGACAGACCATCAAAGATATATTTTTTGCGTAGATCATCTTTTGTCGCTTGCGAATGCGCCATCTCAGCCTCCAAACTTAGCTTTGATAAGCTCTATGCCGACGCTGACGACAGTACCGCCAACGCCGCCGGTAAAAGCCCCAGCCATTGCTCCCGCCATCGTGGCGCGTTTGCTGATATTGGTCTCTAGCGTGTCAAACTGCTGCATCATCGTCTGATTCTGCGTTTTGATATCACCCAGTAGCTGTATGACCTCATCAGGTGCTTGAGTAGCATCAGGCGCGGGCTTATTAAAGTGCTGTTGCTGGTTTGGCATATTACTTGTCCGCCTTCTTGTCCATTTTGTCACCCAAGCGCGTGACATCGGTTTTAATTTCACGCAGCATGTCGAGGATTTGCGTATTGTCATGACGCGACTCAGATTTACTTTGATAGTCGCGATAGACCTCGGCTTTTAGCGCGGCGACATCTGCCGCAACGTCATCTATCTGACTGCCGTTTTTATCTTGGATTTGACTGATAGAGCTGACCCAGCGCCAAAACACGGTGGATACCAATGTCACTACCGTTGCGAGTGCAAACATAATTAACGTGTCAGTCATCGTCTACGCTCCCATGCTTCATGCTCGTTTTGGCAAGGGATGCAGCGAGTGGCTGAGGGCATGTATTGCTTGCGCTGCTCACCGATAGGCTTTTCGCACTCGATGCAATCCGTGACATCATTAGCAGTCATTGCTTGCGTTTTAAGACGCGCCGCTGCCAATGCTGCATCCAAATTGCGCTGCGCTTGTTTGTTGGCTTTATCGATGAGATCGTCCATGCTACAGCTCGACTTCCATTTTTTCGGCTTCAGCCATGTGTAATTGCAACTCTTTCATCATCTTTAGTGACTTAAGATTGTGTTGCCCCAGTTTGCGCATCTGTGCGGTAGTCGCAGGCTTCAACGGATGATGATAATTGGCTTGATTTAAGCATTCCGCTTCCATCGTGACAAAATCTTCATCGGTCAAATCTATGATCTGTATTGCTATATCTTCAAGACTCATGACCATTCCTTGTTTTTTGATTGACTGACAAAGCGCAGGATTAACCCTGCAACCGCGACGAGTGCGATCACATGCTTTTGGTTTTCTTCGGGTAGCAGCATCAGCAGCTCAGGTGGCAATGGCGTGGTAGCGAGAAACACCACCAGTACAAACGCCCAATTACTTAGCCATTTCCAGCCTTGCTGCCAGTTTTCTACGAGTTTGATTTTCATTTTTGCCTCACTCATTGCAACCGCCATCATCTTGCGTCTTGCAAGAGTCTGATGTCGTTGACGTGTCCATCAGCCGCTTTTGCCAGTCTTGTAATTGATCCGCTACACTCTTTGAGTAGCTGTCCTGTGGTAGCGGCGTACTGAGTTCGATAGGCGGCGTCGGTTTCGGCATTGGCGGCGAGTCGGTCGATAGTCTGTGACAGCCGCTCATTAGCAGTATTAGCGCTAGCAATGGCGCTAGCATTAGCCGCTTCACACTTTTTATGATCGTTGATTGCTGTGATGGTCTGGTCATACTGTTGTTGCTCCAGTTTGCGTGCTTGTACTTCATAAGCCGCTTTTGCTGTCGTCAGTTGTAGCGCGCGCTCGGTCTTTAAGTGCTCAATGTCAGCGCGGCTTTGACCGTATAACCCAATGAGGGCGATAACAGCTATAGTCAGTGCTGCGATGGTGATTTCGCGTATATACTTGAGTGCCAGCATGAGAGTCATGATTACCAGCCCTCACTTTTCGCACGAGCATAAGCGCTTGCCATTTTGTTGTCATAGTCATTACGCTGATAGTCTTTGCCGTTATAGCCAAGCGCAAACGCCTGCCAGTCTTTGCGGCGTAACGCGCCATCAAGATTACTAACATTGATATAACGACAGACGGCATCGAGCTGATTGCCTTCCGACTCATACATCTTGGTCACAAAATCACGCACAGAGTCATAGCCGAGCGACTTCCAATTAAAGCCCATCACTTGACCAAAACCCCAAGACGCAGACTCGTGCGCGGCATCCCAGTTAAGGGTTGCTGCGATTTCTAGCTTTTCGTATTGTGGTCGGTCGTTATAGCCACCAGCGCTTGGATTGCAGATTTCAGGATATTTGAGGTACATCTCATTACGCTTGGTAATCCAATTAAGCTTGGTCAACGCTTGCCAAAACTTATGACGCTCAAACAAGATGACGGGCGTACCGTCAGCATAAAATCCGCCTTTTGGCGACTCTACATCAGACAGCGCCTTGATTTGGGCAGCGGGCACATCGATATGTGCAGCAGCGATGAGGATGTCATCACGCTGGACTTTTGGCGGATTAGGGTTTGGGATAAGCAGCACACGAGGCGTAGCAAGACCTATGCGAATCAGCAGCTCTTGCAGCTCGTCAGTACGGAATTTCAATAGCAGTGTATGACCAGCATCGACATTGTCTTGCGTCAGTGATTTTGACGATTGCTGATCGCGCAGCCAGTTAAAAAACTGCGTACGCTCAGTGACCATATTTTGCTCAGACATAACACGCTCATATCAATAATTGATGTAAGCCCATTATGATGATGGTGAGATAGAGCGGTTAGATGATGCGGTTCAGGTAGGCATTAAAAAACCCGCTATCAGTGAGTGCTGATAGCGGGTTGGATAAAGACAGTGACTTGATTAAGTGTGGCGGGATTTTTTCTCAAGCCTGCTAAAGTGTTCTCGTAAAGCAAGAAGACGCTGTTCGCGCTTAGCGCCTAGCTCTAAGACCTCGTCTGACATATCGACTTCGTCGTCAGTGGCAAGCACGTACAGCGCATCGATTATGATTTTATAGTCTATATTGTCTAAAGTCATGAATTACCTCTTATTTTGCTATTGCTTACTACTTCGCACCGTAAGCTTGCCGTTTAGCTCAATGATAAGCGCTAGATTGTGAATCTGCTAATTGCTTAATGTACTCATGACAGCTCCTTATTTCTAATATTCATTTCTTTGATGACATCACTATAGGCTCTTGCAAACATAATATTGCCATTACTCATAGTTATGCACGCGGCGACTGCTCCATGCTTACTGACATGCGACACATAATCCAAATTTATGATTGATGTCTTACCTGCATCCAGCAACTGTAATTTAATAAAATATGCCATAACTTGCTCCAAAAAAAGACCAGCTCAACGCCAGCCTTTTATGATTGTTTAATCACCATTTAAAGACTCATTAAGGGCGAAATTCATACGGTGTATTGACCATTTCTTTCATGCCTTTACCAGCGACAAAGCTCACACGATGCTTGGCTGGCACTTCAATCTCATCACCTGTTTTTGGATTGCGAGCGATACGTGCTGGCTGCGGACGCGCTTTAAACGTGCCAAATCCGACCAGCGTTACCATTTCACCACTAGCTAATGCCTCAGTCACATTTGATTGAAACGCATTGAGAGCAGCAGTCGCAGCGACTTGCGTGATACCAGCGCTAGTAGCCATAGCTTTGATTAATTGTTGCTTATTCATGATACTTTCCTTGTTGTTTTTGATAGTTGATGGATGGTTTTTTCACGATGCCAAGCTTTCAGATACGCGGCCAAATCTGTGTTTTTTAATTGCATCAGCTTTTTGTATCTGACCTCACTCAGATAGACGCTACAATCACCTTGTCTTGAAGCGGGTCTACAAATAACGATATGACGGGTTTCACGCTCAAAGCGGACGATGATGCCGTGTTCATTGAGGCGACTGTTTAGCACTTTGACATATCTTTTGATGCGTCGTGGTGCTGCGTTTGGATCATGCTGTTGTCGTTTCATCATATCCGCCTTATTTCTTTGATTTATACTCTGGAAACTCTTCATAAAAAGCATCAGCAGCGGTTTTGCCTTCATAAAATGGCTCACACCAAGACTCTTTATCCCAAATGCTTTCACCGTGTGCCGTACCAAGCCGTTTTAGTTCATGCCAGTACATATCAAGGTCTAGCGCTTCATGTGTCATTAAAACCCCCTCACACAATCTGTTTGATGTCAGCAGGCACTTCTTGATACTTGTCGCCTTGGCGATATTCCAAGCGTTTACCGCCTTTAGACAGCCGACAGGCGCGGTTATAGATGCCAGTCAAATGGGCGCAGGTACTTTTGATGACCCATTTTTCAGTATCGATATCCATCGCGGTGCTGCCTGCGGGATTTGGCGCAAAGATAACGGTTTTTATGCTCATGATGGTCCCCAGTTTTTGCAATAGTCGAGCAGCTGCTCATCAGACATCGCCATCAGCTTTTTGTACTTACGCTCATCAAGCCAAAAGCTCATGCCACCTCTGTCGTCTGCCGTATGCTGATTAATAAACCACTCTTTATAATCACCATCCCAATAGACGTGCATGTCGATAGCTTTTAGACGTTTATTAAGTGGCTTTACACGATTAATCAAACGGCGTTCTGCGGCTCTAATCTCAGCGACGATAACCCCCATAGTCTTAGACATACCCACCTCACACATTACTAAAATCAAGTGAGATTTGATGATAAGCACCTTGCTCATCACGCTCATAAAATCTGATATATTCTTTGGTATCAGTCACTTGGATAGCGTCACTGATGGCATCCATTGCGCGATCCCATTTCGTATCATTCATATCTAAGCTACGCAGACTCAAGACGCGATGGGTGCTGATTTTGCCTTCTTTATCGACTTGGAACGCTTGATTAATAATGGCTTTGATATTGTCATTACTGTCTTTCGTCCAGTCAGTCAGACACTCATCGATGAGCTGCTTGGCGACTTGTAGACGCTCGT